GGTAAACGGCCGCGAAAACAAAGGCCTCGTATGTCCGATGTTGATTATCAGGAATGGCAGCGTCGGAAACAGGTCCTCATTGAAGAGTTTTGGGCAAGGGATGAAAACCAAGACCGTGACCAAGGTGAGGGCCCTACGGGGCGTTGGGCAGATGAGATTGACAATTTGTCTGACCAGCTAGAGTTTTGGTTGGACTATAATCTTGAACATTTCGTTGCTAACCATCACAAGCACGCAGAAGCTATTGAGCCTGAGGGCAATCAAAAAGTGAAGCGCGTGCAAGAAAAAGACCTTAAGGCCCCAAAGCCCAAGAAGGGAGATGGGAAAAAGACCCGTGGTCAGAAAGCTGTCGTAGAGGCTAAACAAAAACCTAAGCTGGATCCAAGCACTGTGAAGTGCCCGCGAAAGGGTTGTACTGGGAAGTTTGTTCAATCAGAGTTTCAGTACACTGAGAAGAAAACTGGGAAGGTGATTACGAAGCCAGCAAGAACTATTGCTTGTCACTTTAACCATCCTGAGAAGGAGAAAGAGAAAGAGCCAGAATCCGTGGAGTTGCGCCCTGAATCCAGGTGCCTCGCTGCGGACACTCTGCCTCGTTCAGTCGGAAATTTTGAAAAGAACGCCTTGATTGACGTTCTGGATAAGGGGAAGACTGTTCACAATTGTAATGCGGTTGTTGCAATGGGCTTGTTGCACACTGCAAACCATGGCGTTCAAGGCCATGAAGGAATAATGGCCTATTTGCCAGTACAAGATACAAAGCATATTGTAAAGCCCACACAGTATCGTTCTGAAGGTGTGGAATATGATCTTGCCACGTGTCGGGCCCCTCAAGGGATCCCCAGCTATAAAGCCGCCTGTCCGAAGGTTGGTGAAAGATGCTGGTTGGTGGCTTGGGATGCTGAAGCTCCCATAGGTCAGAAGACTGCACCCCACATTTCTTGTGGGTCAGTTGAAGACACCTTGCTATCGGTTTATAAGGGCATCCCTGGAGCATGGGGTGCTACCTATAGCTCGCTGCCCGGTCATTCGGGTGGCATGGTGTTAAATGAAGAGGGTGCTGTCATAGGTATACATTCCCATGGCAATGGAAAGACCAGCACTCAGAACTGTTTCATTGGGTTCACTCCGCAGATGCTCGCGGATTTTGGGAATGGGGGCAATCCCGCCACCCCTTAAGAACCCTTTTCCCACCTTTTATTCGGGGACAGCCTAATGTCCCCTTGGGTCCGTACAATGTCATAAAACCCATCGTGACGTTGTTGACGGGAAGCCAAAGGATGGGGAACTTTCGGTCTCAAACATTTAAAGATCCGGAGGTGGTTAAATTCCTTAGAGACCGGGGAATGCCACTTCCACCCGATGATTATGGAATTGTCCAGTGTACCTGGGAGAATTACCGTACTGCGCTACACAAGTCTGATAAGCATGAAGTTTATGACGTTGAGCTAACGCTCGCTGAAGAATCCTTCACTTTTTTTGTGTGCAATGTTTAAGCCTATGGAGGGCCGGTTTAGAAAGATCCCAGTGGAAGATGTCGAGATAGATCCTTCTCGCGCTTCAGGTTTCCCTTTCAATAAAAAGAAAGGGGAGGCCTTGCAGCTCTATAGCAATTTCTTTCGTTGGTACGTAAGAACCGGGAACCAGGACCGCCCTGATGCGTTCTGGAAGGTTACTGCCAAAATTGAGTACCTTAAAATGTGCGAGATTTTGGAAAATAAAATCAGGTTGTTCCGTAACCCTGATCTTGCCTATCTACTTCTTGAAAAGATGTATTTCCAACAGATGGACAAGTTTTTGATGGAGTTTGAAAGAACCTCATGGTCCGCTTTAGGTTTCTCCAAAGAGTACGGAGGATGGGATGAATTCATCAACATTCTAATCAGTAAGAACCCACATGCCGATAGAATTCGGCACTTTTACCGGTGGGATCTTCGGTTTTTCGATAAAAGCGTTGGGCCGAAGAAGCAATGGCGATGTGACCGCCTCAGAGAGCTATGGTTTGAGAAGCCTCCTTCCGAGGAGGAAATGATTGACCTTCGTTTTCTGTTTGAACAAGCTGGCTATTCATTTGAGGTGCTGGCGAACGGTGAAGTCGTTTTCACCGCAATCGCCCAGAAGAGTGGCCGGTTTCGAACCGCCTCAGACAACACCCTTATTCACATTGACATGTTTTGTACGCATTACATTCGAGTGTCTAAGAAATATGGGTGGGGTTATTCGTTTAAGGATATGATGGAGAAGTTCAACAACTACATCTACTCAGATGATATCCAAGGAAGCACTGATTTCCCCGAGTATCTCAAGCTCGAGGACCTTGAAGAAACATTCGCGATGTTTGGTATGGGCGTGAAGGATTATGTAATGTCCATTGACCCAACTTCAATCCATTTTCTAGGGGCCACAAATAAGCGCGTGAACGGCGCGTGGGTCCCGGTTTATGATGAGGAACGAATGTGGTTTGCTCTGGTGAACCTAACCGGAAAAATAAGCGACGAAGATCGAGCACAGAGGATTTCTGGCCTTGCTCACAACTTGGCTTTTAGCGAGAAGTACTCTCGGCTCATCTGTGAACTGGCACAGCATTTGGAAAAACTTGGGCGCTGGAAAGGTGTTCCTCTCCCTGATCCTGGGGAGTTGAAATTGGCCTATGATCCAGCGGGGCGCGGCCGCATAGAGGGCTCAAAATTTCTTACGAGAAGTTTGCCAACCGCCGAGTGCCTGTACACTACTGAGTGTATACTTACTGGACAGCAGCCACCAACTAAAATAACGGTTGGTGATCTGATAGCACAACCACAGTGTTTGTCTTTTATCAGTCCGCAATCGTCTTACTTGAACTACTCTTTATTTGCTGCATCGAACAAGATGAGTGGGAAAGAAGTAGTAACGACAACTATTGTGAAAAAGCAGAACCCTAAGAAGGGGCAACCGCGTAAGAAGGCGCGCAATTCTGTGAAGAAAAATGGGCGCATCCGAAATTTCACGCTCGAGTCAGGTAGGAAGCCAAATCTCGAGCGTCAAGGTTGGAACCCAATGGACGCCGTCAAAGGTGTTCCATATTCAAAGAGGGCGAAGGCAACTAATCGCTATCTCCAGACCGTTCTGGACCCTGAGACTTTCTCTGGGATTCGCTATCCTGATGGGTACTCTAGGGAGACTGCGATGCTTCACCTCATTCTTAACAAAGGGATTCCTTACCTCCCTGGAACTGTAGCATCTGGCGCTGGGTTCGATGAAATCGATACAGCTGGTGCCTACTATGCTATCTTCCGACCCTCACTCGTTCATCCGGTTTGGTTTTATGAAGTTTATTTGGAGGACAAGGCTCCGATCTTCATGCTCCAGCAAAACAACGAGAGGTTCGGGATGAAGTCCTTAACTGAGGGTGGTTTAACTGCATCTGAGCAGGATGGACAAACGTTCCTGCCCAAAGCTACCATCATGAATCTTAAATTGCCTATGATCCTTGGCAATGAAGACCCTGTGCATGATGCTTATGAAAGGCAATTGGCCGACAAGTCTATTTTGTATGGCCATACCTTTGCCCTTGGCTCTAGTGGGCAAACAGCTAAGATCATGATCACCACCAGTGGACCGGTTACAAACACTACTGATCATCTGATCCTGACAATTACAAATGGCGTTGCCAGTGTTACGGTTGATATTGCAGCAACTTCTGCTGATCAAACCGTTTGGAACGCTACTTCAGGATCTCTTAACGGAATACTAACTGACCTAACGACTGTAGATGCAGGGTTAGGTTGGTGTTGTGGCAGAAAGAACTCTGTTGGCTTTCGAATTGAGTACACCTCAGCCACGACGTCAAACAAAGGCCTGCTGCTCGAATCTGTCTACGTTAAGTTCACTTCAAGCGCAACGAAGCAGATTGGGTTGCACCCAACAGATTGGCCTGAATTGTTGGAAATGTTGTCAGTTATTACCCGGTATCGACCGGTGTCTGCGTCTGCGTGGACACAGTACCAGGGAAGTACCTTAGACAACGGTGGGCAGCATGCTTGTATAATGTATCGGGGTGGAGAACACCCTAATCAAGCGAAGCTGTATGACTACGATCAAATCTCGGAAACACCGGGAGCCTACTCCAACAAAATGAAAATTGGCTCGTACCAGTTCTGGGTACCTGCCTCAACAAATGACACCAGCATGCGTATGCCTGTAAACATTGAAGAATGGACGCACCCCTACATGGCAATTGCAGGGAACGTTGGCACCACAACGCAGCTGAACCCTCTTAAGCTGAGGGTGATCATGAATTTGGAGGTTGTCTCAACGAGTCAATTCCTCCAGTACAATGCTGAGTTTCCGAACTTGGCAGCAATCAATCAAGTATCGCGTGTCCTTCATGGGTGCCCGACGAGTATGTCTAACGACGGTCATTGGGAAACCATTTGGAGGTGGCTGAAGAATGCAGCAGCAGATACAGGAAAATTCGTGAGTGACAATGCTCACTGGATGGTACCCCTCGCTAAGGCGGGGGTTGCTCTTGCCCTATGACGGGGCGATGAAGCGGCAGCGCATTTGAAGGATGCCCAAATTCCTCAGCGCAATCGGGACATTAGTCACAATCGCAGGAGGCAGCTGGATACTGTCACCTGGGAGAATTACAATGATCCAAAAATCACTGCCGCAGAAATAAATGCTCAGAAACGAGCAGAACGGCGCGAAATTTGGGAGTTCCGTGGTTTTGACGACTCCGGTCAGCCATACCCCGCAACTCGAAGTTAGAGTAGGTGAGGAGAGTTTATTTTTCTCTAGCTCATTACCGAACTAACCCC